ACGAGGTTATTATAGATGAAAGTATCGCTTTCGGAATTGAAGACACAGAGGAGTGCAATGCCTTTATACAAGCAGCTATTGACCATAGTGGTACATATGTGGCACTTGACTCGGAAACAACGGGACTATATCCTAGGGATGGTTATATACTCGGTATATCGCTTTGTTATGATGGCCAAAAGGGCGCTTATATTAACACAGAATGTTTTGATGAGCGAACTGAAGAACTGTTACAGGAACTTTTTAGTAAGAAAACGGTAGTATTTCATAATGCTAAGTTTGATATGGCATTTTTTGAATACCATTTTAAGTTTAAATTCCCTAACTTTGAAGACACAATGTTGCTCCATTACCTCATAGACGAGAATCCCGGAGGGCATGGTCTTAAACCACTATCCATCAAGTACACACCCTATGGCGATTATGAAAAGCCGATGTACGATTGGATGGATAACTATAGAAAAGAACACGGAGTATTGAAAGCTGATTTTCAGTGGGAATGTATTCCTTTTGATGTAATGAAAACATATGCAGCTATGGATGCTCTATGTACGTTTCTTTTATACGAAAAGTTTGTTAAAATTAAGCAAAATGATAAACTGAAGAAAGTATATGATAACCTGCTTATCCCAGGCACTAGATTTCTTACTGATATGCAGGATAATGGTGTGCCTTTTAGTAGAGAAAGGCTAAGCGTATCTCAAGAGTTAATGCAGACAGAGATAGATAAGTCTGTAGCTACATTGTATGAAAACCCTGAGATATCTAAATTTGAGAAAATAAATGGAAAAGATTTTAATCCTAACAGCACTGTTCAGTTGCGGAGCCTTCTTTTTGACTTCCTTGGTCTCAACCCTACTGGGAAGAAAACAGGAACGGGTGCTAACTCAACGGATGCGGAAGTACTCGGAGAGCTTGCAACCCAATCTGAAGTTCCTGGACTTATCCTTGACATACGTCAACGATCCAAAATTAAAAATACTTATTTGGACAAAATCATACCGCAGCTGGACAGAGATAGCAGACTACGCACAGGTTTTCATCTTTCGTTTACTACTAGTGGTCGTCTTACTTCAAGCGGTAAACTTAATATGCAACAACTACCTAGGGATAACCCTATTGTAAAAGGTTGTATACAAGCTGCACCAGGAAACAAGATTGTAGCAATGGACTTAACTACAGCAGAAGTTTATGTAGCTGCTGTATTAGCTAAAGATAAAGCCCTTATGGATGTATTCCGTTCAGGAGGAAACTTTCATAGTACGATTGCTAAAACAGTATTTAGACTACCTTGTGAAGTAGAAGACGTTGCAAGTCTGTTTCCGACACAAAGACAAGCCGCAAAAGCGGTTACCTTTGGTATTATGTACGGTGCGGGGCCTAAAAAAATTAGTGAACAAGTTACAAAAGACTCAGGTACATACTTCAGTCAAAGTGAAGCAAAAGAGGTTATTGATGATTACTTTAAGTCTTTTCATGCTCTTAAAAAATGGATTGAAACTAATCATAGATTCATTGAGCAAAACGGATTCGTCTATAGCTTTTTTGGAAGAAAAAGGAGATTACCAAATGTCAAATCGTCAGACGCAGGCGTCCGATCTCATAGCATTCGTTCTGGTCTTAACTTTTTGGTCCAGTCTGCTGCTAGCGACATTAATTTATTGGGAGCTATAGACATGCACGCTTTTATACAGAAAGCGGGCTATAAGGCTAAGATTTTTGCTCTAGTTCATGACTCTATACTTGCAGAAGTGCCTTATGGAGAAGTAGATTTATACTGTGATCAGTTAGAATACTACATACAAATGGATAGAGGGCTAGCAATTCCTGGAGCACCTGTAGGCTGTGATTTTGATGTTGGAGATGACTACTCAATGGGTAAATTCGAGAAACAATATGGAAGCATAGTATGTTAGTAAAAATACTAAGAAAATTTAAAAACGCGGTTGACCCCAATTATTGGGCCGAAAGAATTGGCGAGAGTAGCGGAGCTTACGATAAAGCAAGAAAAAGTAAGTTAGCTACCTGGGTGAATAGTTTAGAGGGCTGGAAATGGTGGGCATGGCAATTAGGCCCCTGTGTACTGTTTTTTATTCTACTTGAGTTATTGCTAAATGTAATTGGCATGACTATGTTACCTTGGAGGTAATTTAATATGGCATATTCTAAAGAAGTACTAGATCACTACACTAACCCTAGAAATGTAGGTAAAATGGAAAGGACAAAAAACGTAGGCACCGGTATGGTAGGGGCTCCTTCTTGCGGGGATGTTATGCAACTACAAATAAAGGTAAAGGATGATGTGATTATAGATGCTAAGTTTAAAACCTATGGGTGTGGAAGTGCAATTGCTTCCTCTTCTCTTTTAACTGAATGGGTAAAGGGGAAAACTTTAGATAGTGCTAACTCTATAAAAAATGTAGAATTAGCCGAAGAATTAGCATTGCCTCCAGTAAAGATTCATTGTAGTGTACTCGCGGAAGATGCAATAAAAGCTGCGATAGCTGACTATAAGGATAAACAGAAAAGTGATAATAACATACAGGGATGTTCAACGAATATCGTTCCCCGTATTTCAGATACCTTCCGACAATTGGAGCTATTCTGACGGGTTGCTTTTTATAGATGACCTGTTAGTAGATGATACTAATATGCCTGGGGATACTTTAGGGGTTCGACGAGTACAGACCCCTTTTACGGAGTTACTGCCTCTAAGGCGTTCTCTGATTAGTCATGTGGGTTTGCTGAAACAAACAAAGAAGAATTTTATAGACTCAAAAGGCGTTCCTTTTACTTATGAGAAAACTAAATTTTGTAATTTAAAATACTATAAAATCCGTAAAGTTGAATTAAAAGAGGTTGCTTCTTTACTGTGGGTGCATAGTATTAGACCTCCTTTCACTATACCTAGACCCCCCGAAGATGGTAGGAAGTGGGCAGGCATACTACACATGGGGAATACCCCCTGGTTGTTATACGAGTACTCTAAAGTAAAACTCAAAGACACTAAAAGAAAAGTATAAAATGGAAATTAGTTTGACAGAAAAAGCAGCTTATCATATTAACAATTATCTTGAAAATAGAGGTAAGGGTATAGGTATTCGTGTGGCTGTTAAAACAACAGGTTGTTCAGGACTGATGTATGTACTTGAACCAGTTGATAAACTAATAGAAGAAGATTTAAAGTTTGAAAACTACGGGATTGATATTTTTGTTGATCCTAAAAGTTTAGTGTATCTTAAAGGTACTGAAATGGATTATGTCAAGAAAGGGTTGAATGAAGGATTTGAATTTAAAAACCCTAATGTTCAAAATGAGTGCGGGTGTGGAGAGAGCTTCGTCGTATAATGAAAGCACTAATCAGTAACCGCATTTATCTTGAGGTGACCCAGGAATACAAGGACTTTTTAAGTAAAGAACTCACCTATACTATTCCTTCGTTTAATCCAAGAGATCCGCCTTTTGTCATAAAAAATATGGCACGAGTACGAGATACGTTGGTAAGCATACCAATTGGAAGAACGGATTTGATACCGAAGGACTACGAAATAGTCGATAGGCGTATCAATATACCCGTAGACTTTCCTGAGTTTAAGTTACCACTACGACCAAGTCAACAGGAGGTTTATGACGAGCTTGAAGATAATTGTATAATAAACGCTTGGGTAAGCTGGGGCAAGACTTTTACCGGCCTTGCAATCGCGGGCAAGTTAGGACAGAAAACACTTATCATTGTTCATACAGTACCGCTAAGAAACCAATGGGCAAAGGAAGTAGAAAAAGTATATGGAATTACGCCGGGCATAATAGGCAGCGGAAAGTTTGAAATTGATGCTCCAATCGTGATTGGGAATACTCAGAGTTTATACAGAAATATTCTCAAGATAAATAAACATTTCGGCACTATTATACTAGATGAAATGCATCATGTTTCCTCTCCGACTTTTTCAAAAGTAATAGACACAAACTATGCTAGGTATAAGATAGGCCTGTCAGGAACTATTGAAAGAAAAGATGGGAAGCATGTGGTGTTTCGAGACTACTTTGGTAATAAGGTATTTAAGCCACCAAAGGAGAACTATATGGTTCCTTCCATAACTATATACCCGTCAGAGATAAGATTTATGGACGGGCAGAGAACTCCTTGGGCTAATAAAGTAACACACCTATCTAATCAAGAGGAGTATCGACATAGTGTAGCTATGATAGCTGCGGCTTATGCTACTAAAGGGCATAAGGTATTAGTAGTAAGTGACCGAGTTAGTTTTCTACGGGCTTGTTCAGAATTAACAGGCGATAGGTCTATCTGTGTTACAGGCGAGATTCCTCATGAGGATAGGGAAGAATACTTAGACGAGATTCGTAGTGGTAAAAAGGATGTTCTATATGGAACACAGGCAATATTCTCAGAGGGAATCTCTGTAGATAGCTTAAGTTGTTTAATTTTAGCAACTCCTGTTAATAATGAGCCTTTACTCACTCAGCTAATCGGGCGTATCATACGCCAACAAGAAAATAAAATATCACCTGTAGTGATAGATATCCACCTAAAAGGAAACACAGCCCGAAGACAGGCTTCCAATAGGATGGGATACTATATGAAACAGGGGTATAAGATAGACCAACTATAAAAAAATAGTTCTTGACATTACCTTGACTTTCTGGTATAATATGCTCTTATATAATTGGAATAGAATCTTTAAAACTTGCAAAGGAAGTCCTTCCGAGATAGTGCGAGTTTTCAAAATGTTAGTTGATAAGCAGCTTCCTAGAAACAAGTATGATAAACTTTACAAGTATTCATTCATTGATTTTTCTGGGCAGAGCTTCTTAGTTCATCCTGACGTTCTACTATACCAATCATATAAATACTCTTACCGAGACGTCTGTGTCTACATAGCACTTGCCTCTTTGAGGTCTTATGGAGATTATAAAGCCTACGGTAAAACAACACTAGATCCCCTTCTTTTGAAGGAAGATCCTTATAATTTTTTAAACAATAATAGACTACTTTCTTTAGAGAATGGCGAAATTCATTTTCTTCATGAAGAAGTCCCAACGGAGAAAAACTAAATGGCTATATCATTTAACCAACAAAAGGGTTCTGCCCAAAAAACTTCTATCAGCACTTTTCAGTATAAAGATGGTGACAATGTCATGCGTATCGTAGGTGATATTCTTGCTCGTTATGTATACTGGGTTAAGGGTGAAAATGACAAGAACATTCCTTTAGAGTGTCTGTCTTTTGATCGAAATGCAGAAGCCTTTACAAACCAAGAAAAAGATTGGGTTCGTGAGTACTACCCTGATCTTAAATGTGGCTGGAGCTATGCTACTCAGTGTATTGACAACGGTGAAGTAAAAGTTGTCAATCTCAAGAAGAAGCTTTGGGAATCAATCATTAGTGCTGCCGAAGACCTCGGTGATCCTACCGATCCAGAAACTGGATGGGATATTAAATTTAAGCGTGTTAAGACTGGGCCTCTGCCTTATAATGTAGAGTACCAACTACAGGCACTTAAGTGTAAGCCTTCTCCTCTTAGTGCGGAAGATGCAGCTCTTGCAGCCTCTGTAAAGTCTATGGACGAAGTAATGTCTAGACCAACTCCAGATGCTCAAAAAGAGTTGCTGGATCGTATACGACAAGCACACACTTCAGAAGTAGATGACACTTTGGAAGCGGAGTTTAATGTAGGGTGATTTTATTCACAGCAGACTGGCACTTAAAACTGGGGCAGAAAAATGTCCCAGTTGACTGGGCTAAGAAAAGATATGAAGCCTTCTTTGCTCAAATTCATGAAATAGAAAACGAGTGTAGTATGCACATAATTGGGGGCGATCTTTTTGATCGTCTTCCAACTATGGAGGAGCTGGAATTATACTTTTCCTTTATAAGAAAAGTAGGCATTCCAACCCTTATCTATGATGGTAATCACGAAGCTACAAAGAAGAACAAAACTTTCTTTAGTCAGCTAAAGCAAGTGAGTAGGGATATTAATCCTTTTATTCATATAACAGATTTTTCCTATGTGGACAAGGATAGAGGCTTTAACGTGCTTCCTTATGCAGACTTACATAGAGAAGGTAGTATAGAGGCTTTTGATAGTAGTATGCCTTTATTTACTCATGTAAGAGGAGAAATTCCGCCCCATGTAAAACCTGAGGTGAATTTAGATAGACTAGCAGATTTTCCTGTAGTTTTTGCAGGAGATTTACATGCACATAGCAATACACAAAGAAACATTGTATATCCAGGAAGCCCTATGACAACTACTTTTCATAGAAATGTAGTAGAAACAGGGTACTTATTAATAAATGATATAGACTGGTCATGGATGTGGGAGAGGTTTAGTCTTCCTCAGTTACTTAGAAAAACAGTACAAGACCCAAAGGACATGATACCTAGCACTTATAATCATACAATTTATGAGCTGGAAGGAGATATACAAGACTTATCTAAAGTTAAAAACTCAGAACTATTAGATAAGAAAGTGGTTAAACGAAGTACAGAGGCTACTCTACTTTTACACAAAGAGATGAGTATAGAAGAGGAGTTAATCGAGTACTTCACTTATATATTAGAACTCCCCTCAGAAAAAATATCAAGCATTATAGGGACTTACAATGATTACTCTCAAACAGCTACAATGGAATAATTGTTTTAGCTATGGTTCTGACAATAATTTAGTTTTAGATGATAATAATGTAACTCAGATTATTGGAACAAATGGTACCGGAAAGTCCTCAATACCTTTAATTATTGAAGAGGCTTTATATAACAAGAATTCTAAAGGGATTAAAAAAGCAGATATACCCAATAGATATGTAGGTAAGGGTTATAATATAAAATTAACTTTTACTAAAGATACTGATACTTATTCCGTAAGTATAGATAGAAAAACTACAGTAAAAGTTAGATTGGAAAAGAATGGCGAAGATATATCTAGTCATACTGCTACCAATACCTATAAAAGTATACAAGAGATTATTGGAGTAGACTTTAAAACTTTCTCTCAGTTGGTATACCAAAGTACAAATGCGAGTCTACAATTTCTAACTGCAACAGATACAAATCGTAAGAAATTTTTAATTGATCTATTACATCTTGAAGGGTATGTAGGTCTATTCGAAGTATTTAAAGAGCAAGCTAGACAGATTACTCTTGAAATTAACGGGATGCAAGCAACTGTTAACACGATAGAAAAATGGCTCTCAGATAACAAATTGAGTGATACTACGATACTTCCAATGATAAATTTAGAAATAAATACGGAAGAGCATGAGAAAGAGTTCCACACTTTAACGGAAGAAATTGAAAATATTTCACAGAAAAATAAAAAAATTTCAAAAAACGGACAACTACGTGAGCTATTGGGGCAGATTGATTTACAAGAAATACAAAGTACATCAATAAAGGAACGGAAGTCTTATGATACACTACAAGCTGATGTAGGTAATCATACTCAAATCGCAGCGGGGTCAAAACGACTTTTAAATAAGCTAAGTACATTAGGAGATATTTGCCCTACTTGCGAGCAAGTTGTAGACCCTAGTTTTATAGAAACACTAACAAGCACAGAGGCTAAAAAAGTATTAGAATCGGAGGCAAAAATTGAACAAATTGAAGCAGAAATTAAAGAAATTAAAAGGAATAATAACGAGTTCACTCGTATTCAGAATCTTGAAACTGATTGGAAGGAAATTTATCGAAGTATTGACCACGATCTCCCTAAGGTACTCCTGGATAAAGGAGAGCTTGAAAGCAAGCTGGAGAACATACGAACTGACTTATTTCAGAGAAAGGAGCAGTTGGAGAGCGCAGCAAAGGAAAACCAAAACAGGACGAAGCATAACACCAGAATCCAAGTAATACAAGAGCAGACCGAAGGATTTTTAAAACAACTTGAAGAAGTTCAAGATGTATTAAGTAAGCAAGAGGATCTTATCTCTAACTTGGAAATACTTAAAAAAGCGTTCAGCACTAATGGTTTGCTTGCATACAAGATTGAAAACCTTGTAAAAGAATTGGAAGAATTAGCGAATACTTATCTTGCAGAGTTGTCTGATGGTAGATTTACTCTTGAATTTGTAGTCTCTAATGATAAGTTAAATGTACAAGTTACAGATAACGGCAAAATAGTAGATATTCTCGCACTTTCTTCAGGAGAACTAGCTAGAGTAAATACCGCTACACTGATAGCTATAAGAAAGCTAATGAGTAGTATATCTAAGTCTAAACTCAACATTCTTTTCTTAGACGAAGTTATTGCAGTATTAGATGATGTTGGAAGAGAGAAACTAATAGAAGTTCTAATCAACGAAGATTTGAATACTTATATAGTCTCTCATGAATGGACACACCCACTTCTCGATAAAATCGAAGTAGTAAAGAAAGAAAATATAAGTAGGTTAGAGTAATGGTAGATAGTAGAGCGAAGGGTGCTAGAGGGGAATATCTAGTAAGGGACTTATTGAGAGAGTATACAAATCTTCAGTTTGAGAGAGTACCAATGTCAGGTGCTCTTGAGTATTTAAAAGGAGATTTATATGTTCCTAATGAGAAAAACTTCTTTTGTATTGAAGTAAAGAATTATGCTGAGTCACCGCTCACTGATAAGATACTAACGCAAAAGAAGACTAATCATTTAACTAAGTGGTGGAAAAAGTTACTTATACAAGCAGACGGAGGAGGACAAAAACCTCTTCTGTTCTTCAAGTATAATAGATCAAAAATATATGTAGGTACAGAAGTAAAGCCCTCACATATATCTTATATTTATGTTAGTGACTTAAACTGCTACGTTTCTCTCGCAGAGGATTGGTTAAAAAAAGAAAAGGTAGAATTTATAAATGGCACTTAATTTTAATTCTCAAAGAAAAACAGGCACACTTGTAGTTGATGCGCTAAACTTAGCATTTCGATGGAAACACCAAGGCAGATCAGATTTTAGATACGAATACATTAAAACTGTACAGTCTCTTGCGGATTCCTACAAGTGTAATCAAGTAATAATCACAGCAGACCAAGGTTCTTCTACCTATAGAAAGGGTATACGCTCTGACTATAAACAGAATAGGAAAGAAAAGTATTCAACTCAAACGGAAGAAGAAAAAATTGCGTTTGAAGAGTTTTTTGACGAGTATCAGTGTACTTTAGATATTATAGAGTGGCCGGTACTACAATTTGCTGGTGTAGAAGCAGATGACATCGCAGCACACTTAGTAAAAAATAAAGATGCTTACGGATTCACGAATATGTGGCTAATCTCTAGTGATAGGGACTGGGACTTACTTATTCAAGAAGGTGTTAGTAGGTTTTCTTACGTTAATCGTAAAGAAGTAACTATAAATAACTGGTCAGACCATTATGATGTGACTCCAGAGGAGTTTATATCTCTAAAATGCTTGACAGGAGATAAAGGAGATAATGTTCCAGGAATTCCTGGCATTGGACCAAAGAGAGCTTTAACATTAATACGAGAATATGGAGATGCGTTTAGTATCCATGATGCTGCTCCTATTCCTAGTCGGTATAAATATATTGAGTCTCTGAATGAGAATTACAAGCAGATATTACAAAACTATGAACTAATGGATTTAGTAACATACTGCGACGATGCTATTGGTAAGCAAAATATTGCCGAGATTAAGGATAACTTCATATGAATATAAATTACAACAGAGACAATTACTTGTCAGAGTTTAGTCATAAAACTCTGCAAGATAGATACTTAATGCCAGGGGAAGACTCTCCCCAAGATGCGTTTGCGCGGGCGGCTAAAGCGTTCTCTGATGATGATGCACATGCACAGAGATTATATAATTATGCTAGTAAACTTTGGTTTATGTTCTCTACTCCTATACTTTCTAATGGTGGAACAACCCGAGGGTTGCCTATTAGTTGCTTTCTTAACTTTGTTGAAGATAGTAGAAAAGGGCTCACTAGTCACTACACTGAAAATGCCTTTCTGTCTAGTGTGGGGGGTGGCGTTGGGGGCTATTGGAGCAATGTACGTTCGGTAGGCTCTACAACGTCGAATGGTTCGGAAAGTACAGGAGTTATCCCATTCATGAAGGTAGTGGATGCAGAGATGCTCGCGTTTTCACAAGGTGTAACAAGGAGAGGAAGCTATGCAGCGTATTTGGACATATCTCACCCAGAAGTTGAGGAGTTTTTGGATGTTCGTAAACCTACAGGCGGTGATGTTAACAGAAAGTCTGTTAATCTTCATCATGGTATTCTTATTAACGATAGGTTTATGGATATCATAGAGCAAGCTACTAGAGTAGAGGGTTTTGATGATTCATGGGACTTAATTGACCCACACACTAAGAAAGTAACTAAAACTGTTTCAGCAAAGACACTCTGGGTAAAACTTATCCAGAATAGAGTTGAAACTGGTGAACCGTACATTATGTTTACAGACACTGTACAGGCAGCATTACCAGAATTTCAAAAAGAACTTGGACTACAAGTAAACCATTCTAACTTATGTTCTGAAATTACTCTTGCAACTAATAACGAGCGCACTGCGGTGTGTTGCTTATCTAGTGTAAATTTGGAAGAGTATGATGAGTGGAAAGATAATTCAGATTTTATCCCTGATCTAATCAGAATGTTAGATAATGTAATAACTCACTTCTGTGATACAGCACCTCCAGAACTCTGGAAAGCTGTAAACAGTGCAAAATCAGAGCGTAGTCTCGGCCTTGGGGCTATGGGATTTCACGCATATTTGCAACGACATAATGTACCTTTTGAAAGTGCTATGGCAAAGGGCAGGAACATTAAGATGTTCAAGCATATTAAAGGAGAAGCACAAAATGCAACAAGACAACTGGCTAAAGAGCGTGGCCCTTGCCCTGACGGGATTAATACTGGGGTTAGGAATGCTCATTTGCTCGCTGTGGCTCCTAATGCTAGCAGCAGTATTATTTGTGGTAATACTTCTCCCAGCATTGAGCCTTATAGGGCTAATGCGTTTACACAAAAAACTAAATCAGGGTCGTCTCTTCTAAAGAACGAGTATTTAGAGCACGCACTTCAGGAAATAGACCAAGATACAGATGAAGTATGGAAGAGTATTATTACGAATGGAGGCTCAGTACAGCACTTAGACTTTTTAGACGAGTGGACTAAGGAAATATTTAAAACGGCTGTGGAAATAGACCAACGCTGGGTTATTGAAATGGCAGCAGATAGGCAAGAAGATATATGTCAGAGCCAGTCTTTAAATATATTCTTTCCATCTAATGTATCCAAACAAGAATTACATGCTATCCATATGATGGCTTGGAAAAAGAAAGTAAAAACTCTATATTATTTAAGAAGTGAGGCAATGAAACGTGCAGAAAATGTATCTGATGAAGTCTTACGACAGTATATATTTGATAGTATAGACGAAGAAGGGTGCTTGGCTTGTGAAGGCTAAAGTTTGGACAGTTTGGAAGCACGCTTTGGGGTCATATAGCGAGGATGATGGATTTGATCCTGCTAATGATAATGCAGTTGCGATAATAAGAACTGTAATAGTGTTTTCAAATTTAATGTGCGTAATTCTTATTATAGCAAACGTAGTACATCATTGGTGAAAAAATGAATTTATTAGAAGAAAGAGAATATTACAAGCCCTTTAACTATCCTTGGGCTTTTGAGTATTACAAACAACAACAACATATGCATTGGTTACCTGATGAGGTTAACCTTGCAGATGATTTAAAAGATTACAGAGAAAAGATGTCTGAAGGCAATAAAAGATTACTAGGACAGATTTTTAGATTTTTTACACAGGCTGACGTAGATGTATGTTGTGGGTATGCAAAGCATTACCTTCCTACCTTTAAGCAGCCTGAGGTAAGAATGATGTTATCCGCTTTTGCAGCTATGGAAGCGGTGCATCAAGAAGCGTATTCATTATTACTAGAAACCTTGGGTTTCAGGGATGATGAGTACCAGAAGTTTTTCGAGCACAAAGAAATGCTTGATAAACATGAGTATCTTGGTAACTTCGGTATGGAAACTCCTATGGATATTGCTAAAACAATGGCAATCTATTCGGCCTTTACCGAAGGAGTTCAACTGTTTAGTAGTTTTGCTATTCTATTGAACTTTCCAAGACATAACCTTATGAAAGGTATGGGACAGATTGTAACATGGTCAGTTCGAGATGAGACTTT